CATTACGGTTATTAAAGATTCTGCTCCAAATTCATTTACAATTATTTGAACTGCTCGTAATAAAGCATATCCTTCTGCTTCACTTTTAATAACTGCTCTAAAAGTTAACTCTTCAACCATAGGATATGTTATAGGTTTTAAAGTTCCTGTACCTTGAATTGCTTCTGATGCAGGTATTTTTGCAACGGGTAATTGAATCCCGTCTGTATTTATATTTGTATTCTCATCCATAATTTTTTAATAAAAAAGGAAGGAGTATTACCCCTTCCTTAAATAATTTTTAATTTTCACATTTCAAGATTTTTAAAATCTCACAGTCTTCAATAACATAAGTATCCATCACATCACTTGTAGGCTTACCTAAAGTTTCGAGATAATGTTTTCTTATTTTATTTCGTTCTTCCATAAGTATTAATTCAATAACTTTTACTAAAGGAATTTTTACATAGTCTTCAGTCATATTATTAAATTTTATACGTTTCATAAATTGCTAACGTACTTCCTGCTGCAGCTGAAATTGCCATAAAAGATGAAATAGAGTTTGTTTCAAAAGCTTCACCACCTTCTTGAGATGATGATGCTGGAAATAATTGAACTTCATAATCAGTTGGAGATACAATAGAATAAGCTCCTTTTAAAGGAATTTTCTTCAAATAAATTATATTCGGACTGGTATTTTGAAATCTAACATTAACTCTTTTTCTATTTTTTTCGACTACAATTGTAGCAGTAGTTCCTATTGTAATTGGGCTTGCCATAATTTTAATTTTTTTTAAAATTATTTTAAACAACAGCAGTAGGAGTAAAGTGAGCTAAAATCGTACTTAATAGATATTGATTTTGTTCGTTATTACTTACTTTACCGTTTGCAGTAGCAAGTTGATCACGTAAACTTTGAACATTCAAATCATTAATTAATGCACGAGTTGCTCCACCATCAGCAGCAATTGCTGATTTTATTTCACAACAGCATTGAGCCATTGCCATTGCATTAGCTGTACCTTGTGATATAATTTGATTTGTAGCGTTTTGATTTTGCATTGCTGCTCCATTAAAACCTTGTAATGTTGTAGTTGTTAAATTATTAAATGAATTTAATTGTTGTAACTGACCTTGATTACTTTGTGCAGTAATATCACGACCTAAATCGTTAATTCCTTGCAAAGTAGTAAATGCTGATGTAGCTTGTGCTGTAGAAAGATTAGCTACCGAATTTAAAATGTCAGCAGAACTATTATCTATAGCGCTGTTAACTCTACGAAATTCACTATTCAAGATACTATTTAAGTCACCAGAAGCAACTTGAGATCCTAAATTAGTAATTTGTGTTTGTAATGATTGAAAAGCAGGATTAAGAACAACGTCAGTTGCTACAGCTGTTGCTGCAGGAGCTGCTCCGTATCCATTACCACCCCAACCACCACGATTGCCGAATAAACCACCTGCTAATGCTCCACCAAGACCACCAGCTAAAAGTCCACCAAGAACTCCACCTCCAACGCCTAAACCTGCGCCAGATCCTCCTCCGAAATTAGGCATCGGAGTTGTGCCATCTAATGTAAGTGCCATAATAAAAAATATTAAATTGTTTGTAAAACTGAAATCTAGCTAGAACTTCAATACAAAAATAATATTTTTTAATGATAAATATTAATGAATTTTTTCATCATTTAACTTGATGATTTCCAATGACTTACGTAAATCTGATAAATAGTATTCTTTTTCTTTAAAACCTTTTCGCTTTCTTGGTTCTTTAATTACTCCAGAATCTTTTAATTCATGAAATTTAGTTAGTGACACTCCTAAAAATTTTGCTGCATCTTCTCGTCCAACAGTTTCAGGTTTATGAATCATTTCAGATAACATTTCCAATTCTTGTGGTGTTATGTTATCACAATTACCACTTCTACACATGGTTAATGCTTCAACAAGAAGTTTTTCTAATACTCCCATTTTTTATAAAAATTATTAATGCTAATATAGATGATAAACTAGTAATTAGTAACATCATCCGTATTGTCATTAAATTTGATGTTAATTTAAATAAAGTATTAATCCAAGTAAAACTTGCAACCAATAATAAGTTAATTATTAATACTCTATGCCATAAACAAAATTTAAATATCTTTGAAAGAGAATATAATAAAATTCCCGTAATGATAGAACTTGAAAATGGATAAAATATTTTTACTATATTAATTTCAAATAATGCAAAAATGAGTGAAATTATTATACAAAATGTTGAAAGAATTGGAATACATCTTACTAAATTAATACAAAACTTAAATTTATTATCCATTAATTAACAGGAGTTATTGGAGGTACTGGATTTGGATCAATATCGGTATCAGTATTTGGATTTTCTATGTTTAGTTTAAAGTTTTTCATTTTATGAATTGTGTTTTTTAATTTTTCTATTTTTCATTATCTCTTTGATTTCATCCCAAGAATATGGACGAAATTCTTCCCAATCTATACCAATATCCATTCTACGATATTTAGTATTTAATTCTTTATCATCAAATCTATGATGATTGTGACCATGTAAATGATATGATCCTGTAAGATCCATCTCATACCATTCTTCAAAAGCGTAGTGGGATAAGATTATAGTTTTCTTTTCAATTTTTAATTCAAGATATTTATCTACAGAAGTAAATAAATCTTGAGCTCTAACAGGATTAAGTGGATCTATAAAAGTTGCATCTTCAATATAATCATTTTGTATAGTATCACACCCATCTATTTTTACAACTTTAGTAACCCAATGACAATTAGGAAGAATTTTGTTTTTCTTGATATGGTCATCGTGATTTCCGAGAATTAAATGAAAATTTTTACATTTGATTCTCTTACGAAAATTCCAAATGTTTTCAATTCCTCCAAAACTTACATCACCATCGTGATACAGTTCATCATCCTCCATAACATATCTGTTAATTGAGTCAACTACGGCATCCGTCATTTCTTCCAATGTTTGAAAATCACGACAACTAATGTCTTTATCGTCCCAAGTAGAGACACCTTTTGTTATATTCTTATGATACGCATGAGTTCACTATGTGTCCGAGGTAAACCATATCTTAGATACAGTACCCTCGGACACATTTTCTTTTTTATTATTCATAATATTTCTTTTTTATTCGATAAGCATTTTCATAACTAGTATGATTTTTAATAGCAGATTCTTTAGTTGATAATCCATTTTTAAAATCATCTAAAATTGATTGTCTCAATATTAAAACATCAGGAATTCTAGATTGATAATTAAAATCTATTTTATCCCATTTTCTTCTCATTAATGGAAGATTATAATTTTCAATCTTTTTTCTAAATTCTTTTAAAATTTCAGTATTTGATATAGTAAGTTGAGCGTATCCTTGATTATTAATTTCAGTAAAATTAGTAGTTCCATCAATTAACTCATTAAATTCTTTTAAAATATTTATCCAAGATTCATGTGTTTTGATTCTTAACATATAATCCTTACGTCCTTGACTTTGAGTTTGAATGTTTCCATCTCCATCAATAAATCCAGCTAATAAACAATATTGTAAATTAATTGGAAAATGTTTTATAGAGTTTGGAGGATTATATGTTTTATTAGAATTTAAATCAAATTTACTACAAATTAATGGAGATATTTCAATATTTTTTGATTTAAATGAAGTCATTGTTTGAGTATCTATTAAAGGAATTGTGTATTCAATAAAATTTGCAAATTTTTGAAGATGTTCTTTATCTCTAATAGATAAAGTAATCATTAATCTATCATCATGAAAACATCCATCTGCCATTATAAATCCAATCCAATAAAAAGATTCGTATGAATCTTCTAATAAAAGTGATAAATTAGCCGCACGATTAGTTTTAGCTCTTTTTTTAGCACCACAAGATTTACACAATCCATCTATTTTATTAGCATTATTATAAGCAACTAAACTTTTATAAATTAACTCTTTTCCACAATTTTTACATATTCTTTTTAATTTTTCCATATTATTTATTATTTTTATGATAAGTACAAAGATAATAAATTTATGTATAGAAAAAGTATAAATGGTAAAATAAATGTAATATTTAAATTAAAACTACTTAGAGATTAAATAATCGTACAATTTTTCTGCGGTAGATAAATTAATATCATCTTCTTCTCCAGTATCTTTATTCAAACACTTAATCATTCCAGGCTGCCACTCTTTTCCGAAATCTAAATCATACATAAAAT